CAGGATTGTAGAAAATGATGACCATAGAGGAAATACGGGAGGCTCTGCGCTGGCGAAAGCTGACTGTTATTGCTGAAGAAACCGGACTCAGCTACCAGACAATCTGGCGCATTACTGCCGGCGAATCTGCAAGCTATACCACCGTCAAGAAGTTGTCCGACTACCTGTCGCGGAAGGCTGCATAACATGGCAAACATCGTGGACCTCATGGGTCAACCCTTTCAACCACCACAACAAAAACAGCCGGAACCACCTGAAACACAATTCAGGCAAGCCATCGTAGATGCCGGAATGACTCCGCCGGAATACATCGAGGCAGACGGACAGCTTCACCGTTACAGCACCAACGGCAAGAGCCACGACAAAGCCGGCTGGTACATCCTCTACGGCGGCAAGGTGCCTGCCGGCTGTTTTGGTGACTGGCGAATCGGCTCGAGCGTCCCCTTCCGGGCAGACATAGGCCGCGACCTGACAGCGGCAGAGTCTATCGAGCACAGCCGGCGCATGGCCGAAATGAAGGCAATCCGCGAGCGGGAGCTGGCCGAGAAGCGAGCCGACGCAGCAGAGACAGCAGCCGAGATATGGGAATCCGCCAGCCAGGCGAGTGACGACCATCCGTACATGGTGCGGAAACAGATCAGCGCCAACGGGCTGAAGGTAGCCGGGGACGGCCGGCTCATTGCGCCATTGCTGATAGCCGGCGAGATTGTCAGCCTGCAATACATCGCGGCCGATGGTCAAAAGCTGTTCTTGAAAGGCGGCAGGACAGCCGGGGCATCATGGCTTATCGGCGACCACGGCGGGGCCAGCACCTACTATCTGGCCGAAGGCGTGGCGACTGGTATTACCATTTTCGAGACAACCGGCGAGCCGGTAGCGATTGCCTACAGCGCCAGCAACATGACCGCAACGGCAAAGGCACTACGGGAATACGTCGGAAACCAGGCACGCATCGTCATCGTGTCCGACAACGACACCAGCGGCACCGGGCAGTCTGAAGGCAAAAAAGCCGCCGACGCCATTGGTGCGGAATTGGTAATACCACCGGAAACAGGGCATGACGCCAATGACTTCGCCATTGCTGGCGGCGACCTTCTGGCCCTGCTCAATCCACCGGCCGAAAGCGGCTACCTTGTTGCGGCTGACGACTTCTGCCGGGAACCAGCGCCGATTAGCTGGCTCATCAAGCACCACCTCCAGCGTGACGCGCTCATCATGGTTCACGGCCAAAGCGGCGGCGGAAAGACCTTTGTCGTGCTCGACATGGTCCTGTCTATCGCCTCCGGCAAGGCCGACTGGTGCGGTAACGTGGTAAGGCCCGGCCCTGTTGTCTATCTGGCTGGTGAAGGCCATCACGGCCTGCGTGGGCGCATCGCGGCATGGAAACAGCATAACAGCGTCAACAGCCTGAATATGTGGCTCAGTAAGGCCGGCGAGGACTTGAACACCCCAGGCGGCTACATGCGCGTCCAACAGGCCATAAAGGCGCTTCCATACCCGCCATCGGCCATCGTCGTGGATACCCTGCACCGATTCCTGGCCGGCGATGAAAACAGCGCGCAGGACGCCAAAACCATGCTCGACGCCTGCTCAGGACTCATGCGGGAGTTCGGTTCCTCCGTCGTGCTGGTGCATCACACCGGTGTATCTGATGAGGCGCAGCACCGGGCGCGTGGATCATCTGCATGGCGCGGCGCACTCGATATCGAAATCAGCGTAGTCCCAGGCAAGGACGGCGCACCGCTCGAAATCATCCAGCGCAAGAGCAAGGACGCCGAACTGGCCGAACCCGTCTACATGACCATAACGCCCGTCCAACTCCCGTGGATTGATGAGGACGGCGAGCCGGTTACGTCGGCTGTTGTCGTGCAGGCAGAAGCACCAGAATGCAAGGAAGAAGATACCAAAGTCCCGGCAGGGGCGCGGCAGTTGTTCGAGTCGGCATGGTTTGCACTTGGCGAGATTGACAATGGCCGGCCGTACCTGACCGCCTCGGCGTGGAATGAGTACACCAAAAGCCGTGACTTCCCGACAGACGGCGCTCGAAGAAAGGCGCTCCAACGAGCAAAAAACGACCTGACCTCATGCGGATACCTGGAAGAATACAAGGCCGGCTACATCGTCGCTGACTCAATGGCGGCAATGGTTCTGTGCCTTTCCATGGCGGTTAAATGAGTTGTGACATCTGTGACATTGATGCGACATTGTCACAATGTCACAAGTGGGCAAAGGCTCTTGATTTGTGACATCACTTAGGGGTACGCTGCGTGCAGCGTCCCCCGTATGTCACAACAAGAAGCGGCGATTTTCGTCACTAAAAACGAGGGAACGAAATGCAATCTGTAACACTACCCTACCCGCCATCCGCTAACCGATACTGGCGCATCTTCCGAGGCCGGGCAGTCCACTCCAAAGCAGCCACCGACTACAAGAAAGCCATCCGATCTATGGTGGAGTCAGAGCCAACCGATGAGCCGGTACAGTTGGCCGTTATCTTGCATCCAAAACAGAACAAAGACAGCTCCGAGTGCAAGACCATCATCGACCTGGATAACTGCCTGAAGGTGGCGCTCGATGCACTACAGGGCGTGGCGTACCTGAATGACAAGCAGGTCCGAAAGATAACGGCCGAATATGGAGACCCCTTGCCCGATGGCGGGCTTACCGTAACTGTATCCCCCATTACCATGGTAGTTGACACGGACAACCTGTAAGCTATCCTTACAACATGACTCCCTGCCATGGATGGCACCCTAGAGAGGCCACAAGTCAGCCGCCTATCCCGAAAACTTCGGGGCTTCCAGAAAAGCTAGGCGGTTGAGCTTGTGGTTATGTGCAGCGGTACTGAGGCACAGGCGCAACGGCAACGTATAGGCAACACTGGCAGTAGATGGGCTGGCAACCCTGTCACTACGATAGCCAGTCGCGTACACGCAGTCTATGGTGGCGGCCCGATTGCCAATCGGATGACCGACCTAAAGCCGGGGCCACATGACAGCCGGGAAAGACCGGCCACCACAACAAAACCGGGCAAGCCTCTCAACGATGCTCAAACCGCCCGGTTACTTATACTTCAGCCACCAGGTGAACATCGGCCCTGGTGGTTTTGCCCGTACCACCGGGCTTTTTTATTGTTTTCCACATGGATTCAGCCGTGGTATCATGTGCCAAACCTATGCGGAGTCCGCACATGGAAAACCAGACCGAAAAAGAGTATAAACCGCGCGCGCGTAAAGTGCCTGGCGGGGAATCCATTGTTACTGCCGACGACTCCAAGCCACATGAGCCTATCGTCCTGCGAGAAATCAAAGAGGACATTCCCAAGGCTCCGAAGTGGGTACTTACTGAATCAGGTTGGGAGATGCAGTAATGGCAAGGTCACTTCTTCAAGCGGCAATGGATGGCGATTTTGCTGAAGGCCCTGTAACTAGCGCAACCATTACGGCACCAGCTATTGCCGAGTCAAAGTCAAAGGCAAAGGGACTTAAAATAATGTCCTTTGATGAATTTGCGCGCGGAAAAAATACGCTCGAAGTAAACCTGGCTTATCGCGATTATCTGAATGAGTCTTATCGGTCTGGACAGGTTGAGGATGTAGGCTCCCTCGAACAGATCAAGAAGCTGATGACCGAGAGCTTCGGGGCATACCCAATTCCTGGACTTGTCGAGGATGTTGGCAGAGACATTGCCGCCGCAAGAGGCGGTAAGCGTTCGGTTCGTGAACGGCAGGCAAGTCGGCTAGCCGGGATGGTCGGTCAAGTTGCTCCGCGAACCAAGCAGCAAACAGCATCACTTCTGTCATCGTCTCAGGCAGCGCCTGCCACTCTATTGGGGTAACCATGGTAGACGCCTATCTGAAACGACTGGAATCACTCAAGGCAGAATCACTGCCGTACCAGAATACGTGGCGGGATTGCGCTCGTTACGTTGACCCATTGCAGACGGCTGGGTTACAGCAGGGAACCATACTTGACGGGGCGTCTAACCTTAGCCAATCCAATGCCGACAAGTTCCGCATCTACGACAATACGGCAGCAGATGCACTTTGGGACTTGGCCAATGCCAAGGTGTCAGGTCTGGTTCCCGCTAATATGCGCTGGTTCGACATGGACGTTCAGGGTGAGCCTGAATTCCGCCACGCTTGGCTAGACGATACCGCTGACCAGATGTGGCGCGAGATTCACGCAAGCAATTTCGACGCCATCAGCCCGTCCCTGTTCTATGCCTCTGACGTAGTGGGGCAGACGGCTGCCTTTATCGACTTTGACGAGGAGAAGCAGCAACTTTACTTTGAGCACTGGCACCTTGGCGGCCTGTACTTCGCTGCATCCAGGTTCGGGGATACTATTGACACAGTGTACCGAGAATTCCAGATGACGGCGGAGCAGCTTGTCAGCCGCTATCCTGATGGCGTCTCGGCTGATACCCGCAAGATTGCCCAAGAAATGCCGGGAAAGATGATTGACGTATGTCATGCAATCCAGCCTCGCAAGGGTGGGGTTTATGGCGGGCCGTCTGATAACAAGCCGATCCAGTCAATCATCATCGAGAAGGCTACTCGCCATGTTGTGCAGGACATGGGCTATGACGAAATGCCAGTCATCGTCCTGCGTGGGCACAAGATCATCCCGAACAGCCAATACAGCGTCGGGTCGGTTTATGACGCACTGGGCGACATCAAGACCCTGAATGACGTGGTACGCCAGCAGTTGCAGGCAGCGGAGATGCAGATCGGCGGCATGTGGTATGCCGTTCACGATGGGGTGATGAATCCAGCAACCGTCCAGATTGGCCCGCGCAAGGTAGTTATGCTGGCCGACAAGAACAACTTCGGCAGGCTTGATGCGCCTGGCAATCCTAATGTGGCATTCTCCGAAATCGAGACACTGCGCGCCCAAGTGCGGCGCACCTTGAAGTCTGATAGGCTGGCTGTCCCGCAACAGCCGGGGATGACCGCAACTGAAGTATCAGTACGCATGGAGCTACTGCGTAATCAGATTGCTCCGATGTTCGGGCGGTTGCAAGCCGACTTTCTTACTCCGCTGATTACTCGTTGCTTTGGCCTGCTATCGCGGGCAGGATTGCTGCCTCCTCCGCCCGAGGAATTGCAGGACGCAACCCTCACCATCCGATACGTTTCCCCGTTAGCACGCTCTCAGCGGGTGGGTGAGGTGCAAGCAATGGACAGGTTCGAGGCCGGATTGGCTGCACTGAGCCAGGTTAAGCCGGAGTTGATGGACGTTTACGATTGGGACGGCGCGCAGAGGGAGAAGTCATGGAACCTTGGCGTTCCTCAGAAGTTCATCGTATCGCCAGAGAAGGTTAAACAGATGCGCCAGCAACGCCAGCAGGCCATGCAAGAGGCGCAGGCCCAACAAGAACAGGCCGCCATCGTTGAGAAGGCTGCCCCTGCGATGATGAAGCAATGACACCAAACGACCGCATTGACCTGTATAAGCGAGTTTTCATCCATAACCCGGATGGTGCGCGCATTCTTGAGGACTTGTCATCCCTGTTCTATGACTGCGAGGTGTTCGTGCCGGGTCAGGATGGGGTGACACAAACCGCATTCAATGCAGGCCGCCGCAAGGTTGTCGGCTTTATCATCAGCGTCCTAGCTTCCCAACAGACCATGGAGTCTACCAATGACTGAGCCAGTCGAGACAACCCCGGCAGTAGCCGAGGCCGCGACGCAGCCAGAAACCCTGCTTGCAGGAACTGAAACAACCGCAACACCTACAACAACATATGGCGACTGGCGCGACGAGGTGCCGGCTAAGTTCATCAAGGATGGCGAGGTCGATCACGCCAACCTGGTGAAGTCTTACCGCCATCTTGAAACAAAGATGAGGGCAGGCGATGCGCCTCCAGAGGCTCCTGACAAGTATGAGTTCAAAGCACCGGAAGGCGTAGAGCTTACCGATGACATGAAGGCCGACATTGAGCAGCACAAGGCCCGCGCCCATGAGCTTGGTCTTAATCAGAAGCAGTTTGAGGAATACACCGCCGACCTGTACGAGCTGGCCGGGGAGCTTCATGCCAAGTACGAGCCAACCATGGAGAAAACCGAAGCCGCCCTGAAAGAAGCATGGAAGGGCGACTACGATAAAAACCTGGAGCTTGCAAAGAAAGCCTTCTCGCGTTATGGTAGCGAGGCGGAGATTGCAGAAGTTGGCAACAATCCAGCGGCACTTAGGATGCTTGCCAAGATTGGTGCAGAACTCCGCGAGGATTCGAGGCCGGCGCATGGTCAGGCAGTGAATGAGAGTCTTGCACAGTTGAGGGCAGACCCTGATTACACTAACCCGCATTCCCCGCGCTATCGCATCCTGCAAGACAAGGTGCTGGAACTGACCCGCCAGCGCCTTGGTAACTGACTAAGAGCCTCCGCGAACGCGGCGACAACTCCGAGGCAGTTTGAGAAAGGGCTATTTTTCTTAAACGTTTTGGAGCATGACCATGAGCTACTCTGTAGATCAGGCGTTTGTTACCAAGTTTGCGGAGGACTTCCACCTGCTCGCAAGCCAGACCGTTTCTCGTCTGGAAATGCTGGTGAACCGCCGCCCTGGTAATATCGTTGGTGAAGCCTTCACCATTGAAACCCTCGGCACCACCGAGGCCGACGTCAACCGCGCCCGTCACAGCGACCTGACCTATGCCAACATGGCACACGTCCGTCGCTATGCTGATATGCGCAACATCGACAAGGCTGAACTGGTAGATTCCATGGATAAGCTGAAGTTGCTGGCTGACCCCATGAACGCCTACAGCCGTCAACTGATTGCTGCCGTGAACCGCCAGAAGGACAAGGCCATCATTGATGCTGCCCTGAACCCTGTGCGCACCGCGTCCGGCAAAAGCGCCCTGCCTGCTTCGTCCATCATCGCTCCGGCTGCAACTGGCCTGACGCTCGCCAAGATCATCCAGACCAAGGGACTGCTTGACGCCTCTGAAATGGACGATAGCGATTTCTTCCGTCGCACCGGCCAGCACCAGAACCAGAACGACCCGTACGGACTGAGCAACACCCCGTCCTACGTCCTCGTTGTTGGCAACCAGCAGATTCAGAACCTGCTGAATGACAGCACCGTGCGTGACGTGGACTACAACAGCGTGAAGGCGCTGGTAACCGGCTCTCTGAATACCTACATGGGCTTCAAGATCATCCGTGTTGCCGATAGTCTGCTGCCGAAGTCTGGCACTGACCGCTACGCTTTCGCGTTTGCTCCGCGCGCCATCAACTACGGCATTGGTCTGGATACTGCGGCTTCCGTGGACTATCTGGCCCACAAGGACGCTTGGCAGATTCTGGCCAAGGCTTCCGTTGGTGCCGGTCGTGCTGAAGATGCTGGCGTTATCCGCATCGACTGCGTCGAATCGTAATAGGAGGATTAAGACATGGCTACTGTATATGTGAATGACGGTCTGAACCCCTCCGCGCAGACTCCGGGCAACCGCCTTGAGTCTTACGACCTGGGCGGGAAAATCCGCATGGCCACACTGAAGTACACCGCGCCTGCCACTGGCATGCCGCAGATTGCTGACGTGCTGGTCTGGATTCCCAACCTGCCGAAGGGTGCGCGCATCATCCCGCACATGACCAAGCTGTACTGGTCTGCTGGTACTGCGTCGTCCACCCTGACGCTTGGCGACAGCGCAACCGCAAACCGCTACCTGACTGCAACCGCTATCACCTCGGCAGGCTCTGCCGTCGCTGAAACGGGCGCGGCCAATGGCGCTACCTACGTGACGGGAACGAACAGTGGCGACACTGTCCTGACCTCTACCGTGGCTGGCGCTCAAATCGCTGCAAGTCAGGTCATCACCCTGTGTGTTGCATACGTGCAGGACTGATGCAAGTGCTGTAGAATAAGGGGGAGCTTCGGCTCCCCTTTTTCTTAGGAGGCACCAATGACAAGCAAGGTTTCAATTTGCAATACGGCCCTGATTGCCTTGGGTGACTCTCCCATTGCAGCATTCCCGCCGACCGAAACAACCACCCGCGCCAAGCAATGCGCCAACATCTATGATGATGTGCGTGATTCTGTACTCCGCGCTCATCCATGGTCATGCGCAAAGAAGCGCGTGATTCTCTCGC